CAACAAGAAGATGCAAGCCCAGGCCGTGGAGGAGGAGACCCTTATGCGTGGCTTGAGCCAGTTCGTCGATCTTTCGGAGATGGTCCGCGTGGTGCCCGAGATGCTCGCCATAGCCCAGGCTGAAGCTTGCGAGAACATAGTCAAGAAGCACAACCCCAAGAGGCAGGAAGAAGGGCTCTACGGCTCCACGGGCTTCGCCACTTTCATGAGCCCGAACTTCCACAAGCCGCAGGACAAGCCCGGTCTCACACCCAATGGCTGGGAGAGGGAGACCGCCCCGGGTTCCGGCAAACTTAAGGCTGGCCAACCCATCTCGGCCGCCCCCAAGACTGTCAACCACATCACGATGGCTTGGGTGCGTTGCCTTGAGCTCTGCATCATCAAGGCGCTCAAACCCGGCGTGGTGCTTCCCAACGGCAATTCCACGAAGGACTTCAAGACTAAGATGGACGCGGCCATCAAGAACCTGAAGCCTGGGCGTTACACCACCCTGTGCACAGACATCACAGAGCAGGACACCACGAAGACCCCGGCTATCCACGGTGTCATCAAGTCCCTGTTCCGCGCCATCGGGACCCCGGAGAAGGTGATCGACGTCCTTTTTTCCTTGTTGAAGAATTGGACTGCCCGAGGTTTCGATTACTCCCTCCACGGGCTCAATGCCTTCCTCAGCGGCATTTCGATGACGTACATCCACAACACCCTGGATAACATGTGCCGGGTCGGGGCCGCCTACACCTTCTCGACCCCCTTCGTCGCCGGGTTCAAAGGCGATGATGGCATAGTCATCAGCGAGCACAGGACGCGAAATCGCGTCGCGCCTGGGCTCAAAATCGAGGAGGGCATCACCGGCACCTTTGTCGGATACCTCGTCGGTGATGTCCTCACTCTGGATCTTCCGCGCCTTGCCAACAAGGCCGCCTGCAGGACCTACACCACGGAGAAGCAGGCCCACGAGTACCGCGTCGCGATCGCCGACCAGCTAGCCCTCATCAACAACAACGACGAGGCCCACCACATGATCACCCTGAACGCTTATCACTACAAGCTGAGCAGGGAGGACATGGAGGTGCTGTGGACCTACCTGGTCACCTTCGCCCAGGGCTCTGTGGCCTTCGACTGGCACGCCCGCACCACCAAGCTAACGCCGGTCTGGTCCTACAAGAAGATCTTCTCCTAGAATCTCAACCTTGATTTCGTCCTTTCTATATCATCATTTGTCTTACAGTATATATTCATTGATTTAGTTATGTCCAAGCCTATCACTATGGCTGAATCCCGTGTGCCCGATTTCTCGAATCTCACCGGGGTGCAATCTGTCTCACTGCACCCCCAACAACTAACCTATCTGACTCGTCTGATGAGGAATTCTTCCCTCCTGCTCCCTTACCTCGAGGCCACCCTTTTAACCCTGACTCTCCTAACATTCTTCTCCCTTCAGAAACTCACCGACAATCAACTAACCCAAATTCGTGGCCTGATGATTCTCAATGCAACGAACACCGAAG